TATGTCAAGAGCCTTGTGCTGGAGTGAAGCACATGACGAGTAAACAAAAAGCCCGCTGGTGCTGGAACACCGGCGAGCCTGCAAAGGGATGATGGTTTGAACCCCCATCACCCCGAAGAATAACACACTTTGGAGGTTTTTACAAGAGATGAAAGGTATTCTTATCGAGCCGGGCAAAGACCCGGTCGTGACCACCCTGCCGGACACGCTGCAGGGCATGGAAGCGCTTTTGCAGTGTCCCTGCGAGCAGAAAGTTCTGCCCCGCACCCCGGCGGTGCTGGTGTACGCCATCTACGGCAAGAGCCTGAACCGTACTTATCGCGGCCAGCCAATCTATGGCACCATCCTCTGCTACGGCTGGCGGAATAACCGCTTCCAGCCCCTGAACAAAGACCTGCAGGCCGAAATGCTTGACCGCCTGAAGGAGTTGGAGGTGCGGGTATGACCACCTATATCTGCAAATGCGGACGGCGAGTGAAGAAATCCACCGATGCCAGTACCACTGGCAACCGCCTATCCGGCTATGCACCCGGCCATGAGTGCTGGGGATGCCCCTACGCCATGCCATACGGAAACTATCAATGGGATGAAAGTGCTAGAACTGTCAGCCGGGAGACTCAGGGCTACGAATGCCGGATGAGTAAGACCCTCACCTATGCGTCAGAGTTCGCTGGCTCTATCAAGGATAAATGCACTTGTCGAGTGCATAGTCTGGACTTCGACTTTCTGTCTCAGGTCTCCTCCTGGATCAAAGACACTTATCCAGACAGAGAGATTTTTGGCTCGTTTTCCAAAGATATTCGTGCATCGGACTATGGATCTGATGGCCGTTACTGCCTGACTATCACCTGCACCCAGAATCTGAAAGGCGTTGCCGCAAAAAGAGAGCTGCTTGGTCAGTTCTTTACTCCGAATGGTAGCCGCAAGGACATGACACCGCAGCAGGAAATAGAAAAGATCCTGGCCGACATCAGAAAATGCACACAAGAGCCCCCGGCGGCGGCGGACGTGGCCGTGGCTGCGCTGCCCCCTGCAGAGGCTGCCGAACCGTTCGGCAATATCCCCGCCGCCCCCACCTTCGACTTCTCGGCTCTGGGTGATTTGTCCCAGCAGGCCACCGAAGCAGACCAGCAGTTCGACCTGCACTATGGTGCAGCGCAGGACGAATACCTGATCTCCTGCATCTATCTGGCCCGCATCCACGCTCTGACTGCCAAGGCGGGCCGGTATGGCGGCGGTACATGGACAAAGTGGTATGAGAGCAAGGGTATGAGCAAGTCGGGTGCATGGAATATGGTGCAGACCGGAGAATCTTTTAATGGTTCAACGATTGACCAATTAAAACAGTTGCCCGAGCTGACCCGCAAAGATTTGAACCTCATCGCCCGCAGCGGGTGTGCTGGGCAGCTGGTAGACGCCGCCGGAGACAGCCAGCGGGTGCAGGAGCTTTTAGCCCAGCTCAAGGCCGAGAAAGAGCGGGCCAATGCTGCTGAGAGCCATCTGGAAGCCGTCCACGCCGACATTGATGGGTTACAAGAGCAGTGCGCTCAGATGTCGCAGCGGGCAAACGACGCAGAAGAGGCCCGCATTGTCGCCCGGCTTCAGCGCCAGAAAGCCGAAGCGGAGCGCGACAAAGCTGAGGAGCGCGTCCACGATGCCGAAGAGGCCCTGAAGCACCAGCCCATCGTGGGCGTCATCGACGAAGAAGAAGTTGACCGTCGCGCTGCAGAAAAGGCACGGGGCCTTGCAGATGCCCGGAACGCAGAGCTTGCCAAGGACAACGCAGACCTGAAAAAGCAGGTAGCGGCCCTCCACTCCAAAATCAGCGACGCTGCACAGGCAGATTTCGAAAACGCCAATAGCATCGCCTTCTCCTGCCGCCGTGCATGGGACACCGGAAAGGGCAGTTACTCCCGCCTGGTCGGCGAGGACTTGGAAACGACCTTTGCCAGCTTATGTGAAACCTTGAACAGTATCCGTGAGGAAGCGGCCCGGCTCTGCCGTCAGCCGCCGGAATATGACGGAGGTGAGGAAGATGAGTAATCCGCTTGCCCGCAGAGCCCGCATCAAAGACCTTTCCAACAAGGCCGAGGGCATTTTCCAGTACGTTGGGAACGACAATGTGCTGTTCCGGCTCATCAGCACCGGCAACAAGCTCACCAGCGACGTCAACTATGCTGTAGCTCTGTTCACCGGCTTTGCTCGGAGTCATCAGTTGAGTGATTTTGAGACACGCCGCACCATCGACTCAATTTATCGTCGGGTCGGGGAGCTCATGTGCCTCATCGACATCGTTCATGCCGCTGCTGGCGAAGAAATCATGCCCGCGCCGTATGAATCCATAGATTTTTGTTACATGACCGAGTATCGCACCATGCTACGGGAAGCTGTCATTCGTGGGATGCCGGACAACTACAAAGGTCCGGCACAGAACCCATACACCATCAGTTTTGTCAAACCGGGTGCCGCTTACGGAGATGGTTACACACCGGACGAGTACGATGACGATTTCTTCGCCCGTTTCACTCGCCGGGAAGAGCCCCGCGACCGGAAGCTCGTCTTCCGTTGCACCAAATCCGAGCTTGACGCCATCAAGCGTTATGCAAATATCATCGATATTAAATTTACCGAGGAGGAAATTCATCATGCCTGAGAAAAACCAGACCCCTATCGAGATGCTCGACCAGAATGCAGCTGTCGTCCAGAGTGCAGAGGCGCCTGCGCCTGCAGCACCTATCCAGCTGCAGCAGCGCCAGAGCTACGCCGAGAAGGTGCAGGGATTGACCGTTGACGAGCGCAACTGGATGCTTGCAAAGTCTAAAGCCGCCGCTATGGCGCAGCTTCCCGCAGGCTTCTTGCCCCAGACCTACACCGGCAATCCCGGCGCGTGCGCTATCGCCTGCGAGATGGCCCTGCGCATGGGCGTTTCTCATCTCTTCGTCATGCAGAACCTTTACGTCGTCCATGGTATGCCCACATGGAGCGGCAAGAGCTGCAAAGCCCTCATCGACAACAGCGGCCAGTTTGCAGGCCGCACCCGCTACCGCATGGAAGGAGAGGAAGGCACCGAAAACTGGGGCTGCCGCCTGATTGGCGTGGACAAGCTCACCGGCGAAAAGGTCGAAGGCCCGAAGGTCACGGTCAAGATGGCAAAGGATGCCGGGTGGTGGGACAAGAATGGAAGCTACTGGCCCAAGATGACCGAAATGATGCTCAAGTACCGCGCCGCCGCTTACTTTGCCCGCGCCGAGTGTCCGGAGGTCCTGATGGGCGCCAATATCGACTACGAGGTAGGCGCTGGCGACGCCGAGGAAGAGGGCGCGGCCCATGCTTAATGTTGTTGCGCTGATGGGCCGTCTGGTCTACGAACCGGAATTGAAGACCACCCCGAGCGGCATCAATGTGTGCAGTTTCCGCATCGCAGTTGACCGCAGCTTTGCCCGGCAGGGCGAAGAGCGCAAGGCCGATTTTATCGACATCGTCGCGTGGAGGCAGACCGCCGAGTTCGTCTCCAAGTATTTCCAGAAGGGCAGCATGATTGCTATCGAAGGCAGCTTGCAGACCCGTCAGTACCAGGACAAGAACGGCAACAACCGCACAGCTACCGAGGTTCTTGCGTCACAGGTGAGCTTTTGCGGCGGAAAGGCCGCAGAAAAGCCCGCTGTGCGCGATTTCGACCAGCAGACGGAAAATCATGTGCGCGAAGCAAACACCGCTCACAGCGCCCCGCAGAAGTCTCAGAACGTACCGGAGTATTCGCAGGGCAGCGCAGACGACTTTTCGGTCATCGACGACAGCGAAGACCTCCCGTTCTAAGCCGAGAGCTGTGCTATCTGGCTATACGGGCGCGCAAAGGAGGTGAAGGCACACGGCTACCGGAAAAAGATACTACTGGCTGAAGCTCAAAGACAGTTTCATGCGGTCTGACGCGGTGGATTTTCTCATGGGTCAGAAGAACGGTGCAAACTACGTTGTTCTGTACCAGATGCTCTGCCTTATGACCATCAACACCAACGGCAGGCTTTCGCGGCAGATTGGCGAAGTGATCATTCCGTATGACGTCGATAAGATTCAGCGCGATACCAAGTGGTTTTCTGCCGACACTGTGCGCGTTGCGCTGGGTCTTTATGCGAAACTTGGGCTGATTTATCAGGAGCAGGACGGCACACTCGTGCTTGCAAACTACTCTGAAATGGTCGGAAACGAGACCGATTATGCAGCACAAAAAAAGTTGCAAAGAACGAACAAGCGTCAAATTGAAGCAGAACACTGTGGACAATGTCCACAGGATGTCCATGCCGATGTCAGCAAAAACGTCCATACAGATATTAGAGATAAGATATTAGATATAGATAAGTCGTCGTCATCTAAAGATGACTCCTCCCATATAGGGACGAGGACGACGACGAAATATCTGATAGATTATTTTTGTGAGAGCATCGGCAAACTGAGCAGAGCTGGCGAAAAAGAGTTGCCCGGTTATGTGGAGCGGCTGGGCGAAGAGCTGGTTTTGGAGATTATCAAAAAATGCGAAGACCTGGGCGGCCATAGCTGGGCGTATGTCCGCAAGGCGCTGGATGAAGCCGAAGCTCAGGGCTGCACCTCTGCCGAGGAGTACCGCAAGACCAACCCCATCGGCGGGAGCCGTGCCAAGGATGCCCATGTCAGCCGACCGCCAGAGGAAGCCGCCAGAGCCCCCAACTGGCTCAAGAATGCCTCCCACCGCAGGCCACTGAAAAAGAACGGAGGACAAAATGCCTAGATACAAAGTCATCGTAGAGTGCAGCGGACCGCACGGGAACGCGGCGCTTACATACCGCATCAACGCCGCGAGTCAGTTTGCGGCAGAGTTCAGGGCCTGCCAGCTGGCGGGCGACCATTACCCCGAGTATCGGGACATCAAGCCGGTGAGGACGGAGGAGCGGACAGATGAAAGTGCTTATCGCCTGTGAGGAATCGCAGGAAGTGTGCAAAGCGTTCCGGGCTCGTGGGCACGAAGCCTACTCTTGCGATATTCAGGAGCCGTCCGGCGGACACCCCGAGTGGCATATTCTTGGTGATGCGCTCAAGGCCATTGAGGGGGGGGGGGGCAAATCGTTACGATGGACGGCGTAGCGCATGACGTTGGCAAGTGGGACTTGCTCATTGCACCCCCCCCCTCCCCCTTGCACGTATCTGAGCAATGCCGGCGCACGGCATCTCTGGAAAGGGCACCAGCTTCAAGCTAACCGCGTGATGTTTGGCATTCAGGGCCGCGACCTGTTTATGCGATTCTGGTGGGCAGATGTGCCGAGAATCTGCGTGGAAAATCCCGTGCCGAGTAAGGTTTTCTGTCTGCCACCGTATACGCAAGCTGTGCAACCGTATGAGTATGGACACCCATACAGCAAGAAAACTTGCCTTTGGCTGAAGGCCTTGCCGCCACTATTCCCAACCGATATTGTGGAGCCTGTGGCTACATGGTGTCCGTCTGGTTCTTACGCACATAAGCATAATGAGCGCAACAAGGGTATGTTTACCACCGACCGCGCCAAAAATCGAGCAAAAACATTTCCAGGCATTGCAAAAGCGATGGCTGAACAATGGGGGTAAAAAATGAAGCCTGAAAAGAGAATAATCCGCTTTATCGTGTCAGCGGCATTGCTGATTGTGACGCTGTTATTTACATCTGAGCATGAGGATCAGCTGCTCCGCATCCCTCTGGAAGATGGCCGTTTTGAGCTGGTGTCCACCTCGCTGGTTGAAATCGAGTATTACTGAAGGGAGATGTGTGAGCATGAAAGCAGTTCTTTTGAGTGCCAATCCGACTTGGCGCAACCAAGACAAAGATCCACAGAAGGAGGCAAAAGAATGCTTGAAGTATGTCCGATGACACTTAAAGAGGCCAATGCTTTTGTAGAGCAGTATCACCGGCATCACGGCCCTGTTGTGGGGCATAAATTTTCGATTGGGTGCTCTGACGGCGAAAAAATCGTTGGAGTGGTCATTGTGGGCAGACCAGTGAGCCGTCACCTTGATGATGGGTGGACGCTGGAGGTGAATCGACTTTGCTCGGACGGCACACGAAATGTCTGTTCCATGCTCTATGCTGCGGCATGGCGGGCCGCACGGGCAATGGGGTACAAAAGGCTCGTCACCTATATCCTCGATACGGAAAGCGGCGTAAGCTTGCGTGCCGCTGGCTGGAAGTGCATCGGACAGGCCGGAGGTCTGAGATGGACCGGAAAACGCAGACCAGAGGTTGACCTTTGCCCTGCACAGATGAAAATGCGTTTTGAGAAGGAGATTGACGGAAAATGAAAGCTGTGCTTTTAAGCATCCGGCCCAACTGGTGCAAGAAAATTCTTGACGGAGAAAAGACAGTTGAGGTGCGCAGGACTTGCCCTGTGCATGGAACACCGTTTAAGGTGTACATCTACTGCACTTTGGCCGGGAGTGACAGCCTGTTTATGAATGTCCTCAACCGGAATGTGGCCGCGTGGAACCGTGGCGGCTGGCCAGAAAAAAGGGGGCGCGTCATTGGCGAGTTCACCTGTAAGAAAATTACCGGCCTAACCCATGTTGGAGAAACAGGAAGCTGGGAACCGGCAAACCTGTACGTTATGGCACCCGGATCATATTACAAACCAGCCGATGAACTTCTTGAAGCGGCCTGCATGAGCAAGGAAACCGCTGAAAAATATCTCAAAGGCCGTGACGGCTGCGGCTGGCACATCTCCGACCTGAAAATTTATGACCAGCCGCGCGAACTGCAGGCGTTCACGGGCTTGCAAAGTACTCGGTTTGGTATGCGGCCTGTGGAGGTGCAGAGACCTCCTCAGAGCTGGCGCTATGTGGAGGACAGCAGATGAAACTAACTCTCTACGGCGACCCGCGCACAAAGAAAAATTCCGCCCGCATCCTCAAAAGCCGCTCAGGCGGGCGCTTTGTGGCCCCCAGCAAGGCCTATGTGGATTATGAGACGGACTGCCTGCGGTAAATCAAAAGGCCGCACAGGCCGCAAAGTGGGATTTTGTAGGAGGCACACCGTGATGGAAGCTGTACAGCTTTCGCTTTTTGACATGATGACCGCAGCGCTGCCAACTGTGGCGGTCTGCTGCATGGACGGAAGCCGGGTTGATGCTGCACCTGCCGAAAGCTGGATGCAACGGCTTGTGCAGGGCGGAGAATATGCCGTGCAGGTCGCGGGTCATTCGATGGTGCTCAGACCGGCAAATTGCCCGGCAGACGGCGTTGCAGCGGGTCACAAGTATTATCACTACACCATCGGAGAGCGCCTGTTCTCGGGCGTGTTTGTGGGAAGAGAGAGGGTGAGAACATGAGCAAGGAAAATATGGGCCGGAATGCGGAGCGCTATGCAGACCCGACACCGACCGCAGCCATGCGCAACATCTGCCGGGACGAGTACCAGAAGGAAGCCGCCCGGCTTGACAGAATCGGAGACATCGTTCCCCTGCTGCGCCAGATGGCCAATATCGCAGGGTTCGAGATCATAGGCCGCATCCCGCTGAGGGACAAGGCCACCGGTAAGGAGTACAGGTAATGAGTGACATGGAAGAAGTTATCGCAACCTGCCGCGATACGATGCTGACCGCCCTTGAGAAGATTGGCGGACAGAGCCTCATTTGTTCGTGGACGCGCCGGGACGGCTCTGTCGTGAAGTTGATGCTGGAAATCAGGACGAGCGACCAAACCACCATCGGAGATGCAATCCGCAGCATGGACGACGAGGAAATGGCGCGACGGCTGGTGCCCAACGTGCTGGATGCTTTGGGCGAGGATGGTCCGCCGAGTGAAGATGGTGTCCGGGATTGGCTAGAGCTGCCCGAAAGCGATCTCAAATACTGACCGGAAAGGAGCGTCTGCAATGGCACAGCATTACAAAATCGACTGCGACAAGGTGGAGGACCGGAAGGAACTGGCCGTTATTCTGGTGATGAACGGCTACACTGTCCGCATGGGCAAGGAAAAGCGCAGTGGCAAATCTACTTTGACCTATTTTGTGGAGTATTGGAGGGCTGACGATGAAGGGTAACACAGCGGCCAGTGCCCGCCGCAGCTATATTGGCGCACGGAGCCGCGCAGAAGGCGCAGGTTTTGAGGCCATCATCAGCTCCGCTTGCGACTACTACCGCGCAATCGGGCGGGCAGACATCGAGAAGACCCCGGAGCCGATGAAGCCCCTCGGTGGTGCAGATCGCTCCGGCAGATTTCTCGCCTGCTACACCAAACAGGCCCAGCCGGACTACAAGGGCGTTCTCTCAGGCGGAAGAGCGGTCGTTTTCGAGGCGAAGCACACCGACACCGGTCGTTTGTTGTCCGACCGCGTATCAGCCGAGCAAGCCGCCTGTTTGCGTCGGATAACACGGCTGGGCGGTATCGCGTTCGTTCTGTGTTCATTCAATGGCCGGGAGTTCTACCGCATTCCGTGGCCGATCTGGGAAGACATGAAGGACGTGTTTGGCCGGAAGTACATCACCCCGGCGGATTTGGCAGAGTACCGTATCCGCGTTGCAGCGCCCGGAGTGCTGCTGTTTTTGGAAGGAGTAAAGGAGAAACGTGATGGTTCGCAGATGGACACCTGAAAACGAAACTGAAAAGCCACCCCAGAACGAGAAGGTGCAGCTGGTGCGGGCGTGGTTTGAGCGACTGCCCCGGATGCGGGAACAGATCCAGCAGCAGGAGGAACGGATTATAGACCTGCAGTGCATCGCAACCGCTACGACCTCTAACGCCTCAGTTGCTCCCGGCCGCTCCGGAACCAGCGATAAAGTAGGAAATGGGGGAGCGGCTATCGTAGAAGCTAAAGAGAAGCTTGCTGCCCTCAAGTGCGAGTATGTAGAAATGCAGAAAGCGGCCATTGATACGGCATACCTGCTGAACGCTGATACGGCATCTATCCGCCGCAGTAAGTGCATTATCTTGTGCTATGTAGAGGGAAAGACCCGTGAGCAGGCGGCCGCTGAGGTAGGCTTTGCACAAGCACACACGGCATCCAGAGCTATCACATCTGGATTTGAAGCCCTTGCCGAGATCTGGGATGCTACACCTTTTGGTGATTTTGATGAAAGTGCATAAAAATCAAACCATTATTTTGTGTGGCGTCGGGTATGTGCTAGGTATGTACAGACACCGTGCAAAAGTGATTGAATAGTACCATCGGCAAAGCCGTAAAGGCAAACCGATACACGCAGTCTCCGAAACGAACTTCCATGATAATGTTTCCTCCTTTTGGCTTTGCAGGCATTTTTCTCCCTCTTCACCGTTTCGCGGGCTGCTTCTATTATGCCGCCTGAGCGCAATTTGGTGCGCGGCGCGTGTGACCAGACACGGCCGGTTCGATTCCAAGGGCGGCACCATGACGCTGCGCCCCGCCGCAGCAACCGCCTGACGCATGGCCTGCAAAACCGCTTGGGGCTGGCGTGCCGGATGGGAGTCCCTCCTTCTCCCCGTGAGAGTCCGGCACACCACCGGAGGCCCCGGAATCCGCAGTGGGTTCAAGGATACCCCACCGGATGTGCGTCAATCACCCTGCACAGAAATGTGCGGGGATTTTTTATGCTTTACTTTTGCACCGGAGAGGTGGTGACGTGTCGCGTGAAGATGGATACAAAAATCTGGTGCCGATGGACCAGCGAAGCAAGGACGAAGCCAGGTCATTGGGACAGCAGGGCGGCATCGCCTCGGGTGCGGCACGCCGCCGCAAGCGCTCCATGCGGGAGGCAGCGGACTACTATCTCAGCCTGCCGGAGACCGACCGCCGCCGGGTGAACGCCATGCTGCGGGATGCCATCGACCCGGAGGACATCGACAACCAGATGGCCGTGGTCATGGGCATCGCCGAGCAGGCCAAGCGGGGTGACGCCCGGGCCGCGAACGTCCTGCTCAAGATGCTGGGCGAGGAGACCGTGCAGGAAGACCCGGAAGCCAACGCTCTGGCAAAGGCGAAGGAGCTGCTGGGAGGTGTGGACAGTGCCATTGACTGAGTTTCAGCAGGAATATCTGCGCAACTGCAATCATCGTTGGAATGTCAAAACCGGCGCGACCCGCTCCGGCAAGACCTACCTTGACTGCGCCGTCACCATCCCAAAGCGCATCTGTGCGGCCCGGGGCGAGGGCCTGCTGGTCATGCTGGGCAACACCCTCGGCACGCTGGAACGCAACGTGCTGGAGCCCATGCGCGGCCTCTGGGGGCCGGAGCTTGTGGGCGTCGTCCGCACCTCTGCCTCCGGAAACATCGTGCAGCTCTTCGGCCGCAAGGTCTATGTCCTCGGGGCCGACAACAAAAAGCACATTGCCCGCATTCAGGGCGCGGCCTTCGAGTACGCCTACGGCGACGAGATCACCACCTGGGACGAAGGTGTTTTCCAGATGCTCAAGAGCCGCCTGTCCTGCCCCCACAGTCATTTCGACGGCACCTGCAACCCGGAAAGCCCTTCCCACTGGTTCAAGAAATTCCTCGACAGCGATGCCGACATCTACTGTCAGGCCTACACCATCGACGACAACCCGACGCTTCCGGCCCAGTTCGTGGCCGACCTGAAAAAAGAGTATACCGGCACCGTCTACTATAACCGTTTCATCCTCGGGCAGTGGATGGCGGCCAACGGCGTTATCTACCGCCTGTTGGCCGACAGCCTCGCCGCCGGGGATGGGCGTTTTTTCTGGCCCGCCGAGAAGCAGCTGCACCCGTGGCGAATCCGCATTGGCGTGGACTTTGGCGGCAACGGTTCGAAGCACGCCTTTGTGGCCACGGCTATCCTGCCGGGCTGGTCGGGCGTCGTGGGGCTGGCATCCCAACGCATCGACCCGGTGGCGCAGGATGCCGACTTTCTGGCCGACAAGCTCATTGAGTTCTGTATCGCGGTCTTCTCCCGCTGGGGCGAGATCCAGTACATTTTCTGCGACAGTGCTGAACAGACCCTGATAAACCATATCCGCACCCGCCTGCGCCGCTGCAAGCTGAGCTGGCTTGCTGACCGGGTGGAGAACAGTGCCAAGATAAAGATCACCGACCGCATCCGCCTCACCTGCATCCTGATGGGCGGCGGGCGGTTCTGGCTCATGCCGGAAGCTGCCACCCTGCGGGATGCCCTCGCTACGGCTCTTTACAGCGGCAAGCATCCCGGCGTAGATGAGCGCCTCGACGACGGCAGCACCGACATCGACACACTGGACGCCTACGAGTACACCATCGAGCGCGATTTCAAGAGGTTGACGAACACATGAACATCACCGATTTTCTGGATCACCTGCATAAGACACGCGGGTGGGTACTGGATGCTGATTATTACAGCCAGATCGAGACATGGCGGCAATGGTGGAAAGGCAACGTACCCGGCGTTCATACCCGCGCCGCCGAGTATGCCGACGGCACCAAAAAGCGCACCATTGCCTCCCTGCGGATGCCCAAGCGGGTCTGCGAGGATTGGGCGAACCTGCTGCTGAATGACCGCACTGCTTTCCAGATCACGGACGCAGCCACCGCCCGGTATCTTCTGGGCGACGATGAGCAGCAGGTGGGCGGACTGCTCCGCGACCTGCATTTCTGGACGAACGCCAACGCGCTGGTCGAGAAAGCATTCTGGTCCGGCACAGGCGCTTTTGTCCTGAGCGTCGAAAATATGACCGTCGTGAATGGCAAGGCAGTCCCCAGCCCGGACGTCCGACTCAAGCTGGACTACGACCCGGCCCTCTGCATCCTCCCCCTGCGGGTGGAGCGGGGCGTCGTGACCGAAGCGGCCTTTGTCTCCGAGTGTCTGATGGACGGCAAGCCTGCTGTCTACTTACAGACGCATACCGGTGACGAGAAGCGCCGCACCATCCGCAACGAATGGTTTCGCGTCACTGACTCCGCATCCGGCTCACCGGTGTTTTCTCCGGTCGAGAAGCCTCCGGAAGGCACGGTAGAAAGCGTCACGGTAGAGGGCTCCCCGCCCTGGTTTGCACTGTTCAGCCCGGGAGCTGTCAAGAACATCGATGGCGGCAGCGGGCTGGGCATGAGCATCTTTGCCGAGGCGCTGGAAGAGGCGCAGGGCGTGGACCTTGCCTTTGACAACTACCGCGAGG